ATATAATACTGGCATTGATTATATTAATTTAGGTAGATATGTTGATCGTTCAGTTATGCTTATAATACAACAATGGAATCAAAGGATTTTAAAGAAAGTGGAGCAAATGAGTACAGAAGCAATAAATGGTGAAATGAGAAATCCTCCTACAGTCATGTTATTGTATGGTCGTAGTGGTGTTGGTAAAACTTCTATGTGTGATGGCATTAAAGCTTTGGCAAGTGCAGTTATAGCTGATATAACTGGTAAAGAACGTACTTCTCCTGCTAATGTTTATGTGAGAAATTCAGACATGGATCATTGGGATGGTTATCATGGTCAACAATTTGTTATGTTTGATGATTTAGGTTGTAGAAAAGATAATGAAGCTAACCCAAACAAGGAATTAGCTGAATTGATTTGTGCAAAAAATAGTCAACCCTATCCCCTTCCTATGGCTCATTTAGAAGACAAAGGAAAATTTTTTACATCACAATTTATCTTTTGCACTACTAATATTTCGAATATGGCAAGTTATGTTAAAAGTATGACCTATCCTGAAGCAATTGTTTCTAGATTATCTGAAATGCCTTTTATTGTACGAATAAAACCACAATATCGGAAAATAATGACAGCAGAAGAAATTAAAACTTTATCAGAAAAACAAATTCATGATCAACACTATGTCGATAAATATCGTGCTCAATATGAAATAGATGATAATTTGATGAAAGAAAAATTTCCAAATTTAGATTGGAGTTTATCTAACATTAATAAGACCTTAACAGTTGAACAATTTGAAAAAATTAGACCTAAAAATATAAAACGATGTGAAGATGGAACAGCTCAAATAGTAAATTATCACATCTATTATTTTGAACCTATGGATATTCGAACAGGAAAAGCATGTGGAGCCCCTATTGAATGGACTGAATTATGTAATATTGTTGAAAATATTATTAGGAAAAGATTAGAGAGGGGTGAAAATTTACTTAAACAACAACGTGCGTTTCATCTATCAAGCTTGGAAGATATTAAGCAAGGTAAAATTACTACTCCTAAAGTTGTTAAAACTCAAGGTGGAGATGATGATTTTGAAGATGCAGTAAATGATGAAGATAAGCATATTTTTAAAGTTAATCGATTTCATGATATTAAATATGTCACAGATAATAAATTGTTCAATCCTTCTATAAGACAACGAAGTTTAACTCCAATAGTTGAGGAATTAATTGAGTTTTGGGGTTTTGGCTTTGAAGCTGATTTAATTGATGCTTGTATAAATAGAGATTTGGAAGAAAATGTGTTTCCTGTGCCTCCAACCAGAATAGGTGATCCCATCATAACTGTTTTGAAGAAACGTTGGCAAGAAATTTGGACAAAAAGAACAGAATATTATGCAAAGATTCAAACAACTGTACAATCTGAACCAGTGATGAAAATGCTTAAATTAGGTGGAATTTTTGTTGGCTGGATTACTTTTATGGTTGTTATTGTAAAAGGAACTGAAATGTTAACTGATAAAATTTTACCTAAAGAAATAACACAGGCTAA